GAATGGTGAAGACAGTACCCTTGGTCAGAGTGCCAGAGGTTGAGCTAACAGCCAGCGTAAACGTGGTCTGTGCGTTGGTCTGTACTGAACCACCAGACTGTGCAGAAACCGTGAAGTTCGTAGCAGTACCAGTGGTGAAGTTACCAACGTTCTGATCAGCCGCAAAGTTGAAGCCCAGCGTAGAGTCACCAAGGCCACCTTTCTTGAAGATAGCGCTGATCGTACCCTGCGGGTTGAACAGATTGGTCAGACCAGAAACAATGCCGACTTCGATTGCGGGATCTACAACAAATGAACGATCTTCGTCCATCGGTGCAGCTTCTTCATTCAGTCTACGGCGTGCAGCCAGAATAGAAGCAATCGCCTCAGCCTGAGTCGTAGCGCCATCAGTCAACTGACCAGGCGTGCCGACAAGGTTGTAGACGTTGTAGAACTGCTGAAGACCGTCATAATCGATCTTATTAGCAATCGCTGCAACAGCAGGCTTAATGAAACGATCAGAGAAGTCGCTGATGTTCATCGTAAGATCCTGAGTCGTAAACGCCATGTCTACGCCGAACTGAGTATCCAGAGTCAGCGGAACATACGTTTCAACTGAAGATTCAACCTGAAGTGCAGGACCGGTACGACCAATATAACGCGGCGGTTTACGCAAATTGATAGTAGTGCCGATTTTGGCCCCTTCAATTGCAAAACGGTCGTCATACTGCCGAGATACTGCGCGAGTGAAAACCAAGTTATTGGTCAGCACACGCAAAGCCTCATTAGTAATGGAGCTTATGGTAAGCAAATTGTTCGACATGCGAACCTCCTAATGATGAAAAAATAAATGGTATGCCCATATATGTTTTCAGATAGGAGCCAATCCCTCGAATGATCTGATATGCCGCAAGCGCTACAAGGGCCGTGTCAACGCTTGGTATCCGACTTATACCATTTGTTTTTTATTTTGTAAAGAAATTCTATGCGCAGCGGCATCTAACAAATTTTTAAAGTTTCCATAAAAAGTTGTTTTGCCACGGAAACACTCAACAACTTTCCAACATTGCTGTGATTTCACCCAATTAACGCCAGCCAAACCAATTCCGCTTCCTGTCCTTGGTTTTCCAACCCGAGCTTTTGACAAATTCAAAGCATGTTGCGCAGTCTTTGGTTTGCCTTTTGCTGCGCTACTCATTTTTATCTTTGTTGCTTGGGTGTTTTTTCTCCCGATCCTGTGCTTATTTAGCTCAGCATTAACTTGCTTACCAGTCTCTGAAGCATAAAACCTTTTTAAGGTTTCAGAGCGTTTTTTCTTCATTGCCGGTGTTTGCCTGAAGCCACTATGTCCTTCACCGCCATCAGTCAAATTAACTAAACACACTCCACTATGCTTAAACTGTTTTATGTAAATCTTTTCTAGATCAAATGCTTGCGCTTCACTCAAACAGTTCACAACTTCAATGATAATGTTGTTTCTGCCATATTTGGCTACGATGTTTTTATGCCAGCTTGATCTGTTATAGAACTGATATGCACGCCTTCCTGTGCCTTTACCAACGTAAAACGGCGTGCCATCAGGCTTTTTATGGATGTAGACGTAGAACTGCTTCATAGATCACCAGCACGAATGGTCACGCTTGAGGGTGCGGCTGTCTGGGCGTGAATCCAGACGGAGTTTCGAACCTCCTGCCGCAAACATATATTAGCATAAAAAAAGGCCAGTTTTTAACGCTGGCCTTTGAGTGATATGGAGACTGTCAGCATTGCGCTGACTATCTCACTATATCACCGTTTGTAGAGTGCTTGCCGTTTCGCCATTTCTTCAGCATTGCGCGCAGCAATAAACTCAGCCGTAGACATTTCACTGTAGCTGCGTCCTGCACCAGCTACGCCACCAGCCGCGCCATTGATAGGCTTAATTGGCGTTGGCGCGTTTGCAACCTTCCTTGGTGCGCGATTCATCAGCTCTGCTAGTTTCATTCCAGCAGCAATAGGATTGCGGGTATTCGCAATCTCATACGCAATATCCAGGTTTCGTCCAAGGAGATACGCAACGTCTGGCCCATTATCCAATCCTAGTAGCGCTGCTTTAATGGTTTCATTTTGAGCAAGCCGTGGATCTGAGGTTACACCTTCAATAACCGCGTCATAGTCTGAGTACTTAGCGCGTGCAGCGGTTTCAGCGGTCTCTAATCGCGCCTGTGCAGCCATAACTGCTTCTTGCTGTGCGCGCTGCTGGTACTCTGCGGCAACTGCCTGTTTAGCTTCTTCGACAGCGCTAGACCGAGTGTACTGAAGCATTGCTTCCATGTATCGAGGATCATACTGGCCGCCAGCAAAATCGGCTGGATTAGGAGGCTGTAGAGTTGATTGCTGAGGCTGTTGCTGTCCATTTGGCTGGTACTGCTTGAGAAGCTGTTCCTGCTGCTCAAGGATCTTCTCAAGCCGCTCAGCTTGACGACGAGCCTCATGTTTGTCTCGCGTAAGTTCATCGATCCTGCGCTTGTACCACGGATCTTTTTGCTTCTCTCCTTGTTCGTCTGCTTGTTGCTCATGCGCCTCTTCAAGCCCCTCTTGTGAATTGTCTTGATTATCGATAGTGGCTTGATCGTTGTCTTGTACGCCAGCATCGTCATCTACTGTTTCAAATACTTGTGTCTCATCACTCATTACTTTCTCCTGGTTTTGCTTCGCCTGTTAATGCCTGTACATCGGGCTGTCGTCTCATTGTGCCAACGCTTAATGCCTGACCTTGCATTGCTGGTTGCTGCTGTTGTGGCTGCTGTGCTGGCTGCATTTGCTGTGCAATCAATGCGTTCTCTGCTTCTTCAAGTTCGCGGTTAGATTCCATGACTTCTGCTGAACCAGCCGCCATCATTGTCATCAGGTTTTCACGCACTGCTGCCTGTAACTGCGCATCAGTCATCATCAGCTTACCTTCGACATCCATGCGCTTAGTCTGAGCTTCGTACCATTCGCGTTCTTTGGAATCGACCAGTAACTGGTTCTGATGATTCATCATCTGGACCTGTTGTGCCATCTGCTCCATCTGCGTAGCCATCTGCTCCATCATCTGCTGCGCTTGGATAACCTGTGGATCAACCTTAGTACCATCAGCACTGGGCTGGAACTGTGGCGGCAACATGGCTTGCAGACGCTTGGCGATTTCCTCAGCACCAGGCCAGTCCATGTTCTTCATCATCAGGTCGCCAATCATCTGGAATAGCTGTGGGTTCGCTTGAGTCAATGACAGCATCATATTTGCTGCCTCATCACGCTTCGTTGCGTAGTTAGGCCCAGAATCGCAGACAACATCGTATTCACCAATGGTTGGGTTATAGATGCTATCGATTGCTGGATTGTCAGTGTTAGCGCTGGCCTGCGGCAGGCTTGGATCAAGATTGACAGACTTTGGCGACCCATCTTCACCAAGGATACGTACAACTCTAGCTCGGTTATAGATCCTCGGAATCATGCTCAACACAATGCGCCCAACCTGACGGATTGAACGATTAAGATTGTCCTGGAAATGGAAGTTACCAGTCTCTGCTTGCTTCTGACGCAGCAACAATGCGCGTCCAGAAGTTTCGTTAGAGTCACCACCAAGACTAGGCTGGTAGATTCCCATAGACTGCATGATGTCATTCTCGGCAATCTGAATAGCCTGCATGATTGCACTTGATGCCTGTGGTGGCTGTGCGCGCTGTGGAGCGCCAACAGGAGTGCCAGCAATAGAGACAGGATCGTATTCGAGATATGCAAGGCTAGTCTTATTCGCAACAGCCCAGTTAGGATCAGTCTCAAACTGTCCTGCAACGCCAATAAATGGAGCCTTTGGCGCAAGCGCTACGTTCTCAGCATTTGCTGACAGATAGTAGTTATACAGTCGCTGTGCATCCTTAGCGTTACGAACAAGACCAGACAGATGACGTTTACCTTGCAACCAGACTTCATGCCCAATGACTGGTACGACTGGAATGTATTTGCATGGAATCTCAGTGCGCTCTAGTACCGTATGACCGCCAACCTTACACCACATGCAGCGCTTAATGTCAGCCATGCGAGACTGGCCTGTTTCTTCGTCATATATCTCCTTCATCTCATGCTCAAGGTAGTAATACTCAGCGATACGCACTGAATCACTGGTGTACCAGCCTTGCATGTCGCCATTACCAGCCGCTTCCCAAGAGCTTAGATCAACATCTGGATACAGACGCTTAAACTCATCCTTGCTGATTTCCTCAGCAATAATCGCCCACTCAGCATCTGAGCCATCTGGTGTCTTGCTATGCGGATCGTAATAGACCTTCATTGGATCTGGAATACGATCAATGTAGATTTCCTGATCAAAGCTAGTGTCTGATGCCCAGTCATTGCGGACGCGAATGTATCCAAGGCCAGTGTCTACTTGCCATTCAACAGCAGTATCGTATGCAATCGGTGCGTTGCTGTTGTCTTGTATGTGGCGCGCAAGGCCCATCAATACTTCTGCTGTCTCTACATCAGCTTCATTGTTCGATGGCCGGTAACGGATACTTGGCGTGTTCTGTCTGATTTCGTTTACGACACGATCACGGAACTGCAAGAGCCTGTTAACAACAAGCATTGGCCGCTCTTGGCCTGGACGGTTCCTGTCGTACTTAGCCGCCTCTGACCACTGATCACCGAGGCGTGCAAAACGAATATCATCTAGCCTGTCTTGTCTTCCTTGACCTTCAAATTTTGTTGCCTGCTGAAACCGTTCGCGTATCTCTTTTAGCGTCTCCTGATCCATATCGCTACGTTCGTTAGCTTCTGGCTCTACGCCAAGAGAGTTCAGTACGGAATCAGTATCTAAGTTAGCCATGTTTGTATCCTAAAAGCTCATCCAGCTAGACGCGCCAAGATCGCGTGGTTTGCGTTGCCGTATATTATCATTCCTAAATAGGTCTATGCATGTTGCTAGATACCTAAATGCATCTGCTCCATGTGAGTATTCATCGTGCAATGGGCCAGATGGCTGGTTAGTCGTTGCATTGATACTACGGCGATAACGCTTGAGACATTCCTGCAAACGCTTAGTCTTTTCCTTATCCATCCAAACCCTTGGAAACATCATGCGACATAGCTTAATGCCATGCTCTACGTTGCCAATGGGTATGACTTCTGTCTCCCAGCCTAGCATCGTCATGATTTCAGCAGCGCTCTTGCCAGTCTTGTAGTCCTTGTGTACAGCATCATGCGGAAGCCACATCTTTCCCCAGTTGAGGTTGAGCTTGCGTAGTTCAGCAGAGTACCAGTCCAACGTCTGAAATGACTCTTCAATGTAATGCGTGATCCTGCACTCAGATCCAGCACGCTGAGCAACAATAATGGACATTGCGTCATTCCAGCCAAGGTCTACAACGACATGCGACTTCAGCATTAGATCTGATGTAACAAGATTAATCCTGTGCTGCTCAACCATCTCTTGGAACTCATCAGCGTAG